TCTAATGCTTTCTCTAATAGCAGAAGTGATACTGCCCCTACAGTACCCAATAACACCCAATAGATCTTGTCTATCTTGCCACCCAAATCGTGTATACCATCATGCATATGTTTAACATCTTTTTTTAAACCAGTGATATATCCATAAATAGATAGTAAATGTTCTCTTGTACTCTTGGGTCTTATTTTATCTCCGTTAGGCATTAATTTCTAAACGCTTGATATTGTGAACTTGTTAGTCCTTGACTTGTTGTTGCTGGTCTATCTGCAATTGAAGGGCCATCTCCACCTCCTCCACCTCCACTGGTGAATTCAGAAATATTTCTTTTCTTTTTAGCTGCGTCTTCTAAAGTTCTTTGTTTAAGAGCGTCTCGCTCTCTTTTTTTTCTAAAAAATTCTGCACCTGATCTACTAGATGCAAATAGATCTTTTAAACTACCTGTTTTTTCATATCGTTGCTGAGCTCTTTCAAATCTGTTTAAACCTGTTCTTGGATTATAAAAATCATTTACCATGCTAGCAGGTTGATTAAAATTACCTATGGAATATATTCCACCTTTAATACTAGCTCGTGGATCAAATCGTTGATAAGGTTGACTATCAAAATTTTTTAAAGCATTAAATCCTGGTATTAAAAAACCAGCTACTGTTCTAAATAAATCTCTTATTCCTCCAGATTGTTTTAATTCATCTTGACCAAATCTTGGTATTGCAGATGATTCTAAATCATCGTCTTCTACAGATTGTGTTTGACTCATAATACCTGATGTAGGAAATATACTTTGAAATCTTTGAGCATCAAAATCATTTGGCACTATACTACCAGCCATGATTTCATCTGATGTCATAGGTAAAATAGGAACGGTCTTAGCTTTACCATCTGCTCCAATTATAATTTCAGAATCTCTTTTATTTACATTAAAAGGATCAGAATAAACTTGATCATACATATTTGATATTCTAAAATTTGGATTAGCTATGCTACCTATATTAGATATTGAACTTAAATCAGATGCTTCTACATCTCCAAAACCAAATAATTCTTTTATTATATCCATAATACCGCCACCTGAGTCTTTTGGAGTATTATTTTGTAAAGATTCTAACATCATTTTTTGAACTTCAGGATCACTGTTTTGTGCAGCACCCATGGTTCTATCTGAAATACCCAATTTATATAATGACATTATGCTAAACCTCTTTGTCTAAGTCTTATTTGTTTCTCCTCATCAGATAATAAAGCATTCTCAACTGGTGTCAATCCCTGGTTCATGGCGCCTGGTGCCTGAACTGCTGATGTTTGTATTACTTCAGGACTTGGCATAGGTGCTTGACCAAAAGGATCAAAACTACCATCTGGAGCAGGAGCATTTGGTAAATTCTTTTCTATTATTTCTAATCCAAAATCTGACAAATCAAACTCAAAAGCTTTTGATAAATCAGCTCCTTGAAAAGCCTCTATCATTTCTATCATTTGAGGTAGTGCGTCTTCAAAAGGATTAGTGTACATAGGATTTGCAGCAGCAAATTCCTCTGATTTTCTTTCAAACTTTTCTATGATAGATTCTGATGGTATGTATGGTTTGAATTGACCTTCAAATAATGGTCCATAATTAGAAACAGAAACATTTCTTTTTGAAAATACTTCAGCTAATTGATCATCTTCAACATCAAATTGATTTGCTGCTTTTAAATCTAAATGCATTTTTTGTTGTGCTTCAAACAATGCTCTATTTGCTATAAAGAATTGTCTTAATACTTCTTTTCTGTCAGTTGGACTAGATAAAAGTCTTGTGTCACCACCTGTAAATTCTCTTACAGCATTTCTGCTTGCATCATCTAATTCAGTAATTTTAAAGTCTAACCCTTTGACAGGATTTATTTCTATTAATCTCCAACCAAGAAGACCTGGTAATTCTTTTTCAAGATCAAATATATTACCTTTTGGATCAGGTAATCCTTTTGCAGCATAATATATTCTAGATAGTTGTGATTTAGAAAAAGGTATTTGAGTTTCTAATAGGTGTTCCATAATAATTCTCATTTTGTCTGGAACAGGTGTTGCATCTGTATATAATTTTTTACCTGTGTCTGTTACACCATCTCTTAAAACTATATCTATAATTGCTTCAGGTGCAATTGACTCTGATGTAAATGGTTCTCTTGCTCTGTTAAATGCATCAGATATACCTTTTATAAAACCTGTCATTAACTGATCTTCAGTTTCAATACCTTCTTGAACTGATCTCAGCATTGTTCTAAATGGTTGTTCTAAATAATCATATGCATTGTTGTTACTCCAGTTTTGATAAAAGTATTTTTTCTTACCTGTTTTAGGATCTGTTTCATATGATATAAATTTTTTATCTCCTTTTTCAAATGGAGCTACCCATCTTTCAAGAGCTTCTTCTTGTTGATCTGTTGTACCAAATATAGATTGATAACCTTTACCAATACCAACTCCTAATGATCCAAATGCTGCTGCAGATCCAACTAATCTTTTAAATCCAATATTGTAAAGAGGATTATCATTTTTAACTAAACCTTTTCCTTTTTCAATTACTAATGGAGTATAACTTGGTCCTGTTGTAGGTTTAGAGTGTACAATTTCTTTTCTAATTCTACTACCAATACCTACAGCACTATTCATAATTGCAGTTGGAAAAGATGCAAAGTTACCAAAAGGTGTAGATCTAAGAGCTTTTACTAAATCAGAAACGTAAGCATAATTAGGAACTGTGTTTCTTACAATGTCTGCCGCCTCTTCTTTTAATTGTCTATCCGTCATTTTAATACCTGCTTTTGTATAAGCATCCGCAAGTCTTTGTCTTTCTACCCAAAAGTTATAAATTTTATATACATCATCTTCTGCTGTATAAGCAGCTTGTGCAGGTTCAGTTAATCTACTTAACTTTTGTAACATTCTTTTAAATGCATTTGTAGACCATCCACCATCTGGATTTAACTCAATATCTTTTAATAAAGCTTGATAGTCTCCCATTCTAGTGTTGCTATTTACAACACCAAGTTCTAATAATTCTCTATATTCTTTCATAGCTTCTGGTGAACGAACACCTAACTGTATAGATTTTAAAGATTTAGCTACAGCTTCTTTTACAAGTCTTGGATTTGTAAATAAAGTTCCGTTTGCAAGTGAGAAAGCAGATGCAGATAAAAAGTTTCTTATGTGTGTAGTAGGTGATAGTACTGTTTTAGCAACCTGTGCTCCTGCCTTTGGATATAAAAATAAATATTTGTAAGCATCAGATGCTTTCTTTGCAACTTTGTTATCATAGGGTCCTACAAAAAACTTACTAATATTATTAACAGCTTCAAAAGAATTAGCTATTTCTTCTGTTGTATGTAGACCTTTTAATCTATTTACCAGTACACCATTTTTAAACATGCCTTCTAAAGCATCATCAAGCGCTACAATTTTATTTAAACCACCTGCACCCAATTGTTTAATTGCTTCGTTTTTATCAGCATAAAATAATCTTCTAGTATTGTTTTTAATAGCCTCATCATTTGCTTTTAAAACATCATCAATAAATTCACTTCTTCTAGCTAAATTAGATAATAAACCCATACCACTATAAATAGATTCTCTTGCATCATCTACATATCCAAATAATTCTCTAAATACTTTACTACCCTTACCAACTATTTCTGTTGCAGGTACACCGTTTTTATTTTCTTTACTTAATATTTGTACAAAACTTTTCGTAATGTCTGGAGTACTTGCTGCCATTGTTACATCTGTCATTTTAAAAGATGGTAACTGAGTCTTTGGTGTAAATTTAACTGCTGTGTCTAGTATTTCGTTTATTCTGTAGTTTAATTGATCATCAGTTAAGTCTCTTCCATGTTTTGCTGCGTGTCTTTTTAATAATGCTTTTACATTATTAATTGCTTGATCTGCCGGTGTGTAACCAGCTAATGCGTCTACGTATGGATTTTGAAATATTTTATAAGTATTACCTATCATCATTTTAACTCTGTCACCCATAAGACCTGGCATGTTTCTAAGATTTTTTGGTAATGTAACTTTAGCAGTGCTACCTTCTCTTATTTTATTTAACAATTCACTAAACTGTTTTCTAGAATTATAAACTGCATCAAAAATAATTTTTTGTGAGTCTTCATTAAGTCCACCATCTACCATTTGTTTTTGAACTTTTTTTGCAATTTTTGTATTACCAACACTTTTAGTTAAATCACCTTCAAACATAAGTTCTTTTAAGTCTTTGTAAAATTGTGCTTGTCCTTTTTTATTGTCTTCTCTAAGTGTTTTGTTAAAAAGTGATTTAACACTTGGAAACATCTTACCTACTTCTTTATCTATTCTTTTTACTTGTTCCATTGCAAAGTTAGCATCTGATGCTTTACGAGCGTTTTCTGCGTTTTTGGCTAAAAACATTTCTTCAGGTTTATTACTTGTAGGTCTAAATACACCCGCTGCATTGTCTATTGTCTTATTTATTTTAGAAGAACTAAACGCTAAATCTTTTCCATACTTTGCAACTTTACCTATTAATTTAGTACCGCCATATATAAATGGAAAATATAAAACAGAATCTGCACCAAACTTAACTCTGTTTAATAATTTTCTAGCTGCATCTTCTTGTGGATCCTCTGATTCATCTAAATTTAATTGAGTTGGACCAATATCAAAAGCATCACCAAACGTTCCTATTTTTTCTGCATCACCTACAAACACTTCACCAGCTGCACCACCAACAACAGCTGCACCAAATCTAGCAGCTCTTGCTTTATCATTTAGTTTGTATACTTTCTCCATACCTTTACGAATATTTTTACCTTTTAGATTTACATACGTTCCAGCTTTTCTTGCTTTTAATGCTTTTGTAGCTAGTGTAGAGGCCACTTTTGCACCTACACCTGCTGGTACACCTATTTGAATTAAAGCTTCTAATATTTTACCTGTTGCTCTTTGATTAGCTATTTCTTCAAAAGGATTTATTGTGTCAAAAATTGCTTCTACTCTTGCAGCTGCATTTTGTGACATACCTGTAGCATCCATAAGTTCTGCACCTAAAGATATAAAACCTTCTGGTATTTTTAATACACCTGATGCAATACCTGCAAGCCCAGCTTCAAGTTGTGATATTTCATTATCTCTTTCTACGTCTGATGCAACTACGTCTGTTTCGTCGTATATATTTGCGTAGGTAACCTTTTCTTCTTTTTCAGATTTAGGTGCAAATGGATCGTATGCCATGTTGCCCTCCTTATCTTTCTATCAACGTTTCTTTAAAAGTATATGGGTCAACTAAAAAGAATTGATCTGGCTCACCCTCTATTCCAGGTTTTCTAGTTACAAAGCTTCTTTGTCTTGGGTCAAAATAATATCCTCCAGCAATCATTTTGTTGTAATCAAATTTTTGAGTTTTTTGATCAAAAGGCACAAAACCCATATTACCCGCTGCAATTTTTTTCCCTTGAGGATCATCAGTTGCTCTTAAATTTCTCATAACATAAACATCATATTCTGATGTTGCTCTAGGATAGGCTTGTTCAATATTAGGTTTTTGAAATGAAGTTAATTTACCCGCTGACTCTGTTCTTGATTTTAATAAATCTTCATATGCTCTTTGTGGTGAAAAATCTTTTTGTAAACCAGTTCCTGTTCTTTGTTTAAATTTAGCTAAATCCATAGCTTGTTCTTGTGCAATATCTAACATTTCACCTTCTAATGCTAATTTTTTATCTATTTGCCCTTTTTCAGCTAAACCTTTAAACAGACCTGCTGTAGGTTCTTTGAAAGCTGCTGCCGCATCAGCAATTACACCACTGCCTGATGCAGGTTGTGATGCTAAATTTAAACCACCTTGAATTAAAAATTGTGATAATGGATCTACAGCTGTGCTTGGAAACTCAGCTGCTACTCTTGCAAGTCTTTCTCTAGCAGATCCTACAGAGTAGTTCTCTCTCATGACACCAGTCATGATACCACCATCAACTTCTCCGCCTTTTCTGAACATTGGTCTTCTAAGTGTTTTCATTATACAAATTTTATTTGTTGTGGTTGAAATCCTCTAAATATACCAGCCAACGTTGATCCAATTCCTAACGCAGTTGATATTGGACTAGGTCCAGGTTGGTTTGTAAGAATATCTTTACCAGGATATCCTGCAATTAAACTTGTGACTCCAGAACCATATTGTTGTGCAGCAGTTAATGGTTGATTTAATTGTTGTTGAGCTAACTGTTGTTGTGCTGTTAATTGTGCTTGTTGTTGTGCTTGATTCTGTGCACCTAAAGTAGATAAACCTGCAATCTGTTGACCTACTAATTGTGGAGCAAGTTGAGCTAAATTTTGTTGTTGTGCAGCTAAACTTTGTTGTTGACCAAACGCTGTAGATGCTGCTTGTTGTGCTTGACCAAAAGCTTGACCTAACAATTGAGCTTGTAGTGCAGCTCTGTTTCTATCAGAAGAGGCCATGTACTCTGCTCTTTGCACACCTTCTCTACCACCACCAAAACCACCAGCTCTAATTGCTTGGTCCGCAATATTAGTAATTCCTTTTGCTGCTTGTCTATCGAATTCAGTTAAAGTCGTATCAATTACATCTTTTTGAAAAGGAGACATAAATTGTTGATAAGCTTGTGGTCCAACAAACTGACCTGCTTGTCCAGCTTGAGCCGCTGCTGTTTGTAAGAAAGGTGCAAAAGATCCAAGACCACCAGCTAAACCTGCTGCTTGTTGTTGTAAAGGATCTAGTCCAGCTACAAATTGATCACCAAAAACTTTTGAAAGATCGGCATCTTTAAATTGACCCGTTGCTTTCGATAAATCTTCTAAATACGTTTTACCTGCTGCTTCTATAAATTCTGGTGGTAATACTCTTTGTTCTGATACAGCCATTAGACTCTTCCTCCGTTTTCTAATTTTTTCATCATGTCATACATACGT